ATCACAAATTTGTTGGTTTTGATATTCTTCATTTTATCTTCTCATGCTAGATATGTCTTTTGCTTGTTCGTCTGTAAAAACCGGCACGGCATTTGATTTATGCATTGTGGCAATACCCATCATCTTATCTCCGGTGTATACTTTAGCTGGTGCTTTTGTAGCTACGCCTAAACCGGTATTTAATGATTTGATTTTTTGTGTTTCCCGCACATAAACGCCTGTAACCACAGGACTTCTCACTGGTTTGTATGCCATAGATTTATTTAATGATTTTGGTTTCATGGCTTCAATGGATTTGAGCCATGCGTCATAGTCCGCTTGTTGCTGTTTAGGGACTTTACGTTTTTTAGACTTTGGAACTTTGAAATGAATAAGCATAATGAAACTCCACACACAGGAGTACCATTATACTCAGTTCCGTCTATTTGTCAAGCGTTGTTGCAAAAAAACAACATTATTTCCGATGTTTTTTATTGCCGTAGGACCAATCAACATCATAAGCATCCTCATACCGATTTTGCTTATCTGTATCTCTACGTTTTTCTTGCTTTCTACGTTCATATACATTTTTCTTAAATGCATACTCATCGTTGTAGTCTTTTTCTTTGCGAAATTTAGCTACAAATTTTGACACTTCTTTACTCCTGCCTTAACGTTACAAATGTTACACCCCTGACTGTGGTTTCAGGTGAATTTTCCATATTATCTTCAGACACATAAAATATTTGTGACATGGGATAACAAGCCTTTACTACTTTCAACAATTGTATTGAAGTTCCATCTGAATCATCAAATTGGAATACTTCATCTACACATTTTATAGAATCTATTAATCTTCTGCGTGTTTGATAATCAAAAGCTAATGTTCCAGTTTTGTTGAAAACAGCATAATCAGAATGTAGCCCAACTATTAGCCAATCCGATTTACATTTACAAGCTTTTAGGAAATTTAAGTCATTTGGTGTAAGAGGATCATAACAACCAGAAACAACGGCTATTTTTTCTTTTTTTATCATTATGGTAAAAGATTTGGAAATGCCTCTTTGACGAATTTATAATCTAGACCTTTAACGCCTAAGTCTTTATTGAATATTCCCATAACAACTTCGGCTTCTCTTGGTTCCAAATTTTGGAGAAACTCATATAACAATTGAGCACGTTTTTTATCTGTTAATTTATCGGCTGTAGGATCACCTTTGCGAAACATATACAACTTACGGATTTCTGTTGATAGTTGTGCATAACCCATGCCAGGTGGAACTTCATTTGGTTTATACCAATCAGGAAGTTCTTTGATGTACCAATCATATTGTGGATGAAATGTCAATTGTAACACTTCAGTCAATACTCTTGACAGATTCTGGCCAATAACACCCATTCTATCTTTTTTGTTTTTAGCTTTTTCAAACTCGTCTAAAACTTCATATATGTTCTTCATTAAAATTCCTCAATCACATCCATTAAATTTTTCAGTTTATGTTCCATGAAGTAAGTCAACATCTTTTGTTTTGATGCAGGTTTAGTTTCTTCATACGTATTTATGATTTTGGTCTTTATCTCATTTGGTATTAGACTTAGGTCAATTAGTGTTTGATTCCTAGAAAAGCCAGTTTTAGCAATTTCATCTTCCCACTTTTCACTTTGTTCGTTCAACAATTTATCCATCAAACCTTTAGTGATAGGTTTTTGTCTTAAATCACGGACAAAGCAATCAGCTGGTGAAAAGATATTTGGAATGCCATCGCCTTTATCACCACGAATAATTTTCTCTTTCAATTCAACTAATGGGTCTTCCGACTTTAGAAATTTCTTCATTGCAGGATTGTATTGCTTAACATTACTGCCCCAACGTTGCAATTGCAAAAAGTCTCCGTCACTTGATAGAATCAAAATCTTTTCATGTGCAGCATACAAAGGAACCAAAGTGCCAATTACATCATCTGCTTCAGCGCCTTCAACATCAATCACTTTATATGGAAAGTTTTCTTTCAATTCGGCTTTGAATTTAGCCAACATGTCAAAAATGAGATGCCAGTCCAATGCAGACTTTTCACGTGATTTTTTACGACCGGCTTTATAGTATGGAAAGAATTCCTTGCGCCAATATTTACGGTTGTCACAACAGAGTACAATCTCACCGTATTCATTACGGAACGTTCTGAGGTGCATCCTAAGTATGTTTAAGACCATATGACGAATTAGGTCTTCTTCTAACTTAATGCCTTTTTGATTTGAAATTTGAGCCATGAGTCCTGCTAAGAGAACTTGGTTCAGGTCAACGAGAATCATTATATAATCCAGTAATTAAAAGGTCATCCTAACACATTTCTTTCAACTTGTCAAAGGTTGATTCAATGAAAGATTGTGATGTTGTGGTTTTCTTGGAAACAACTCCATACCATTCATCAGGAATAAGTCTGGCAATATATTCCAAAGGAGCAAGAAGAATAGCTTCAAATTTATCCAAATGTATTGGATTTCCTTCTTCTTCAAGCTTAAACAGGATAATATGATAACAATCACCACTCTCGCTACCATCTAGTTTTTGTCCAGGATCTTTGTAGACACTTCCTTCTACTCGAATTTCATTATCTTTTTCTCCAGGCAAAAATAAAATTGTATCATAATTTTGTTTTGCTAATTCACTTAGATTTACGTTCATTGTAGTCCTTGATGTGCGACTTTCTCACTCTGACCATAATCCAGTCATTGTAATACTCATCACTTTCCATAACATTATTTGCAAATTGCTCTTTCGCTTCAAGATAACTACATTCACCTTTGGATTTACAAAGATGTAATATTTCCCTATGGAACTTATCCTGTCCATACATTATAACATCTTTTTGTAATTTGTCACTACTTCCATAATAAGTTTGCCAGTCTGAAGGAACTTTTATTCGTTTCTTCTTTCCTTTAACTTGTTTGGTCTTAGAGAACCAGAATAACTTCTTACCAATGTATTTCTGGTTAGTCTCTAAGTTAGTTATAACATAAACAAATCCATAATTATCACCAATTTGTTCTTCTGTAAAATCTATATCTTTATATTTCCAATTTACCATTCATCATTCTCATCAAGGTCATCATCCTCTATATATTCTTCGGATAATTCCTCGATGACTTCACCACAGAACGGACAATGTTCTGGTAGCTCTGATGATACTAATTGTTCAACATACTCAACTGAATAAGTTGATTCACAGTTAAGACACTCTCCTGATATTACTTTATTTGTCATGTTATTCTTCTTATTATTAATTAAAAATTAACTAGCCCATACATCAGACCAGTCACCTGATAATGCTCCTTTTGCATAATCTGTAGCACGATTCTCAAAGAAATTAGTGTGAGTAGGTGCATTAATCATTTCTTCAACCCAAGGTAATGGGTTACGTTTGATTTTGAATACACCTTTAAGACCTAAAGAAATCAAACGTCTATCAGCAATGTAACGAATATACTTCTTCACATCTTCAGGTGTTAATTCTTCCATTGGTCCCATTTGGAAAGCTAAATCAATGAACTTATCTTCCAACTCAACCATCTTCTCAGCAATAGTGTAGATGCGTGATTTCAATTCATCATTCCAAATTTCTTTGTTTTCTTCAATATATGTTCTAAACATTTTAATCATGTTCTCAGCATGTTGTGTTTCATCAACAATAGACCAAGTAACAATTTGACCCATACCTTTCATTTTGCCATGGCGAGGGAAGTTCAATAACATAATGAAAGAGGAGAACAGCTGCATCCCTTCAGTAAAAGCACTGAACACGGCGATATGGGTTGCAGTATTCTCTTTAGTCGTATTCTGCTTAGATATGTCAAGCACATAATCATGCTTCTCTACCATCTCTTTGTATTCCATGAAATCATTGTAAGTTGTTTCAGGTAAACCAAGAGTTTCAATCAAATGTGAATAAGCAGCAATATGTAAGGCTTCACGTGCAGCGAAACCCATCAACATCATTCTTATTTCTGGTTGTGGAAAATAGGGTAGATAATTCCTAACGTACCCACCGGCAACATCAATGTCTCCTTGAGTAAAGAATCTAAAGATATGCGTGAGGAATTGCTTTTCACTTGGTGTGAGTTTCTTTTTCCAATCTTTGACGTCCTCAAGCATAGGTACCTCAGTGTGTAACCAATGAGACTGTTCATGCTTAAGCCATGCATCGTATGCCCATGCATAGTTAAACGGTTTGAAATATGTTCTTTCATCTGTAATTCTCGATTCTGTTTTTTTAATCATGCTTCGATCCACTCTTTTAGTAGTTTAGGTGTTTTGACTCCAACATTACGTTTCACTTCAATGTTCTCATCTAACATGACTAAAGTAGGAACAGACCTAATACCATACTGATTAGCGATATCTTGATGTTTATCAATATCAATAACTTCAATAGGTAATTTCAAGTCTGCTCTTTCCAAATTTGCTTCTAAAATTTTACAAGGTTGGCACCAAGATGCCGTAAATCTTAATAGTCTTTTCATTTTTATTCCTTTTCGTACATTACTGTGTTTGTGTCACCCAAAGACCATTTTGCATCAGTTTCAACAGACCATACTCTTGTTGCAACTCTAAAATCGGGATGTTTTAGTTGCACAGGATTGCTACTTGGCTCAAAAAATATTGTTCTATTGTTTGGCTGGGCAGCAAATTGTCCGTTATCACACTTAATGAAATTGAATGATTTGTGGTCTTCAGGATCTTCTGCATAACTTATATCTAATACATTATAATCAGGACTTGCTGAATCTACCGTAAACATATATTGACCTTTAATCATTTTTTTATCTTTGGCCAAAAATGAACACGATAAATTTTCAATAACCGCTTTCTTCAAAATTGTAATATCATAAGACATACAATTCCAAATCTGCAAATAGTCTAAAGGCAATTCATCTTCAACTTTTTTCCAACAATAACCATGTAAAGGTATTTTGTCATACAATGCTCCATACTCTGGTAGGTATGACTCAATTCTAAACGCTTGTCCTTTTATTGATTTTAAGCTAACCCATTGACATGGTACTAACTCACCAAATCCTTTTTCAAAATCATATAAAAATTCTTTTCTTATATAACATTTAACTGGGGGTAAATTCGCTATCAAAAAAGACATCATCATCTCCTATTTTATCATAATCTAAAGTCATTTCTTCTCCTTTTTTTATATCACGATTTGCAATGTGAGTATAATAATCAGGAACATCCAAATTGGGATCATCAGAATGATTCATCCAATTTGCATTATCACTTGCCCTAATCCATCCAGACATTTTAGAATCATAACAACAAAAATGTCTTATGTGTTCTTTGAATGATTCTGGATAATTGAACAAATTCTTATCACCAATCCATCCGTCAATAATTGGATCATGTTTCCAAACTATTGTGCCAGATGATATGTCTTCATCAGCATATAAACCAAGGCCTTCAATAGCACTTGGTTTAACTTTTGTTTTTACTAATAACGGCATTTAACCCTCACAAGCAATACAATCATTACCTTGTGCAAT